CATTCCATTGTAGTAAGTCACCATCCACTGTCGGTGCTGCTACAAAATCTATATTACCAGTTGTGTTTCTAAATGCCGCTCTCTTAGTGCTTCCAAGTCCAGGAACGTTTAAAGATGCACTAACTGCGGATGATGAAATTGGAATATTTGTAGTCCAAGCATTTGGTGTAGAATCATAAGTAAAAGATGCACTTGCACCCATTATTTCAATTCCAGCCCCATTTGCTGCAGCTGCGTTAGTTGAACCACTTGCTAATTGAATTGTTTTATCTTCAACAATCAATGTAGAAGTATTCAATGTAACGGTATTACCTTGTACAACCAAATCACCACCAACTGTCACATTGCCTGTTGTGTTAACTGCTGCAAATGTTACAGTATTTCCAGTACCGACACCTTGTATTGTACCCGTACCTTCTAATACATCCAATCTACCATCAACAGATGAACTAAACGTTGTACCACCAAACGATGCAGTAAATGATTCAATGCTCGTTAATCTATTATTTTGTGTAGTATTTGTTGTGTTATTAGATGCGGTATATGAGTTAATATTTGTTATGTGAGTATTAACGCTTGCCGTAAATGTATTTAATGAAGATGTTGATACTCCAACTGCTGTGAATCTACTATCTACTGAGCCAGTATACGTTGCCAAAGTTGAAAACTTACTATCCACCGAAGCGGTATAAGTCGCTAATGTAGATGCCTTACTGTTTTCGGATGCGGTAAATGAATTTATAGATGTGCTAAATGCCGAAACCGCAGTGAATCTACTATCCACCGATGCCGTATAAGTTGCTAAAGTTGTAAACTTAGAATCTACAGAACCTGTGTAGGTTGCAAGTGATGTAAATTTACTATCTACTGAGCCCGTATAAGTTGCAAGAGATGTAAATTTAGAATCAACCGAACCTGTGTAGGTTGCTAAAGTTGAGAATTTACTATCTACTGAACCGGTGTAGGTTGCCAATGTAGATGCCTTACTGTTTTCAGATGCAGTAAAGGAATTAATTGAAGATGAAAATGCTCCAACTGCAGTAAACCTAGATTCTACTGAACCTGTATAAGTTGCTAATGCAGATGCTTTACTATCTTGCGATGCCGTAAATGAATTTAATGATGCTGTTGATACTCCAACTGCTGTAAATTTAGAATCAACGGAACCTGTGTAGGTTGCAAGTGATGTAAATTTAGAATCAACAGATGCGGTATAAGTTGCTAAAGTTGAATTCTTACTTTCTTGCGAACCACTAAATACTTCCAATGCAGTCACTCTTGTACCAACAGAACCTCCACCACCTAATGATGCTTCTACGGAATCCAATCTACTATCAACGGATTGTGAGAAATTTGCCACATTACCAATTCCAAGTATAGTAGATGCACTTATTTCTCCTGTTACATTGAGTCCTCCTGCAATTGTTACAGTAGTTCCTACTACTGTTATATTTGAATCTTGAATGTGGTCTTCACCAACTGCAACAGGTATATAATTGGTTGTTAATCCAACTTCTTGTCCTATTGAGCCTGTATTTTTTGGACCTGCAATTAAAATTGCTGAGTTATATCCCTCATTTGCACCTGAAGGATGTACATACAACCAATAGTTGTTCACAGAATCCCACAATAGTGAACCCGTAGCTCCAGTTGAACCGGAATCTACTACACTAATACCACCGTATCTTATTGCAGGTGTTGCTGTATTTAACTTAACGATATTAGTTCCAATATCAACTGCACTTGCTGTAATATTTTGAAGTGAAGATGAACCTTGTACTACTAAATTCTGTGTAATAAATAAAGAACCTGTAATTGTGGTGGTTCCTTCTATTCTCACTCCATTAGGTGCGTTTACTTGTCCATTAAACGTAGTAGTTGTTCCGTTTACCGTAAATGCCGTTCTAAGTGAAGATGTATATGTGTTTATATTATTTATTAGAGCATTGGCACTTGATGTAAACGCATTCAACGATGATGTTGATACTCCAACTGCTGTAAATTTACTATCGACCGAACCGGTATAGGTTGCCAAAGATGAAAACCTAGATTCTACCGAAGCGGTATAAGTTGCTAATGTAGATGCTTTACTATTTTCAGATGCAGTGAATGTGTTTATAGATGTACTGAATGCTGAAACTGCGGTGAATTTAGAATCAACACTTCCAGTATAGGTTGCTAATGTTGTGAATTTAGAATCAACAGATGCCGTATAAGTAGATAATGTTGAAAACTTACTATCTACCGAACCGGTGTATGTTGCTAATGCGGATGCTTTACTATTTTCTGATGCGGTAAATGAATTTATAGATGCACTATATGCCCCAATTGCCGTTAACCTAGATTCTACCGAAGCAGTGTAAGTCGCTAAAGTAGATGCTTTACTATCTTCCGATGCAGTAAAGGAATTTATAGATGTACTAAATGCCGAAACTGCTGTAAATTTAGAATCAACAGAAGCGGTGTAAGTTGCTAATGTAGATGCTTTGCTATTTTCTGATGCAGTGAATGAATTAATCGAAGATGAGAATGCTGCAACTGCAACAAATTTACTATCTACACTAGAAGTAAAAGCATTTAATTCTGCTAAATTTGCCGCAATATTAGAACCACTAAGTGTACTAATTTGTGATTGTAAACTTACTAATGTACTACTTACCGATGATGAAAATGGTTGAATATTTCCAATCAAATTTATGGCAGTATTTGTATCACTTCCAAGCAAATACAAAGTACCACTACCACTATCATAATATGGTACACCATTTACTAAACCATTATATGTTACATTTGCAAATGTGCTTGGTGCGGAAGTTCCTATTAAAAATCTATTAACTGCTTCTGCTCTTCCATTTTCAGCCGAAGCAAATAGAATCGACTCACCATTTGTAGTTGTGAGGTTGGATGAACCCGTTGCAATTAGTATTTCACCTTTTTGTAACGATGAGGTTACCGCCGAAAGGGATTCTAACGTACCACGCCTATGTTTAATAATTTGTGCCATATCTCCGATTTAGTTTTGCTATTTTTTGGTTATTCTATTATAAATATTAAAAATTGTTTTAAATAATTTATCCAATTAAAATTCACCCATATCCACACTTATATTGCTCTGCGAAATTGCCAATTCTGCATCTGTTGCATATGTAAAGTCAAGAGATGAACTGAAATTCTCCAAGCTATCCATTCTAACATCAATGGATTCCGTATAAGGATTAAACGAAGCGGTTGTCACAAATCCTCCACCACTAATAATTGTTAACCCTACCTCAGTTGTTAATTCTTGATATCCACTAGCAGATATTAATTCTATTTGTACCGATGATGATACGACTCCATCCGGCAATACACCAACTATTTCTGTTGTAATTACATTTATAACGGATTGTGAAAAATTTGTACCAACTTCAGCCGATGTTTGTAGTGCCGAACCACTTTCTATTTGTTTTAATTTAATTAAACTTGCCATATTATATCCTACAATTTTATATATTTACCAACTTACCCATAACATATATATCGGTTAAGTCTGTATTATCAAAGTCAACATATTCACCACCTAAAGTTATAACGATATTGGTTCCAACTTCTTCTATTTTGTAATCTCCAGGAATATGTAAACCGGAAACAACTATTTCAAAATTATCAGCAGATGCTCCTTCCGTTCCATAATCCGTTTTAACATTATAGATTGTTAATGTATTTTTTACATTATCAAATTCATCAATACCTCTTTTAACATATCTAGCACTATGTGCTATAATTTCTTTATGAAAAGAAGATATTTTATTTTTATTATTTACTAATTTTATTGGATTTGGATTAGATTTGGTATGCGATTGAAAAGATGATGTTGTTGGTAATTCTATATTTAATAAACTGCCTGTGATGTATAAATCATCATTTAAATTATTAGGATTTATTTTTGGTATAATCCTATTTAATTTCCTAGCATTTGAATTAAATCTATTAAGCATATTTTTCTATATCTCCAATCACTTCTATATAATCATCAGTATCCAATGAATATTGAAATTTGTTTTTTATAAATTTTACAATTAAACCATTTGGACTTTCTTCAATTAAAAAATCTCTATTACTAATTGATTGTGTATTTATATAAACTTTTACTCTGTCTTGTGTTTCTCTATATTGTATTTCTCTTAATATTCCTACAAATCTCCAACCAGTTCCTTCAAAAATCCAATAATCGGCATCATTCAAATCTTTAGCAGATAAAATAACTTTACCAGGCTTTCTACTTATTTTTTGAGTTATATCTAATATACTTCTTTTCATTATAAATCAATAAATTTGCCTGTTATGACAATTTCATCCTCACTATCAACTACAAATCCTAAATTTACTTCATTGAAATTAATAATCAAACTATTCAATGCTATTCCGACTGTAAAGTGTGTTCCAAAATAATATCTTGTACCATTTATATAAACTTTTATATCATACGATAAATCACCAATAAGGATTCCACCCGTTACAACTGATACCAATGTAGGTGGTGTTTTTATTAATTTAATATTACTAAATGTTATTGTATTATTTATTGTTGGGTTTTGTGATTTACTATTATTCAATGATAAGAAATCTATAAGGTCTTTGTTATCATAATATGGAGATGGTGTTGTTAATAACCCTTCCAATCTACCCGTTCCACTTGTCAAATCCGTTTCCGTAGCTACAACTACTCGCTTAATACTTAATGATTTTTTAGTTGTTGATTCACCATCAAATGTTTCCGGAAGTAAATATGCTTTTACATTAAGTGAAAACTCAACTCTATTAATTCTTTCAGTTCCCTCTCCAACTTCATTTACTACATTAAATTCGCTAATAGATGTTCTAAATTTGAATTTTTCTTTATCACCCCAATATGTTGATGTAAAATTTAAATGTTCAATTACATCATTCAATTGTTCCGTATACGATGTCCAACACATACAATCGTAATTAACTTCAACGTAATCAGGCATTGTGATTTTATAAATCTCATATTTTGGTTTTACCCCACCACCCATTGCTGTAAATCGGTCATAACGGTTATCTTTTGACCATTTTGTGATTGCAGGATATGATAGGTGTCTATTTGGCATTGCCATCGTTTCATCTTTTGCAATGGATGTTCTACGAATCATAAAAAGTGGTAATTGTATTTTACCCTTTGTATCTCTATAAACACCCTGCCTTCTTGCACCATTCCATCTTTCCGAATTACCATATATAACAGGAATTTTTACCGAATTACCATTTGCATCTTTTAAATCAGGCAACACAGTATCTTCCAAATAAGACATCATAGCATAATCTATATCAAAAAGTTTTATGCTTTTTTTAAAATCTTCTTTGGTTGATTTTACTTGATTGCCCCTATTTAGGTCAGGTCTTAGTGGATTTACTGACATTTATTTTTATTTAATTCGTTCTTCAATATTGAGATTTGATTTAGATACCATAAAGGTAGAACATATAATACTCCAGTTTCTTCTTTCATCTTCTGTTCCTGGCAATCCACCTACAAATTGTGTTTCAGTTGTATTATCTATTTCATAATAAGAATCATTGAAATAAATTACATCACCTATTTCAGGATATGCATTTGCTTCTCTACAATGTTCTCTATCAAACCTAAATTCTATATTCTGATTTGTATCCGAACCAAATCCTTCATATGTTGCTGTTTCTGGATCTTTGTTAATTAAAACGTATAATTGAATACCTGCGTGCCACGTTTTACTCATTGATTCACCGTATATGTTAATTCGAGTTTGATTTAAATTTACTTTGTATAAAACACAAGTATTTTGAACCACAGTATCCACTACTTCTCTGGCTACATTTCGTAAAAAAGATACGTCTCTACCTACTAAAAATTTTGGCATATTATCCTACATATAGTTTTAATGGAACTTTTCTTAACATATCT